ATCATCAACCTCAAACCAGTTTAAATCTGAAACAATATTAGGTTTGTCTATGTTAGAATAGTAAACTCTTTCACCAATAGCATAAAATACTCTGCTATTATAAATAGTTGATACTTCACTTTCAAGAAGTCCTACTAGGTATTCATTGTAAAAACCCTCTTTAACTCCAACAGTTTCTTCTGTCATATCAAAGCTAGAAAATGTTATTCTTACATTGTCTTGTCCTGTAACTTCAGGAACTGGTGGTGCAGTTGCAAAAGTAACCTTACCGTCATAAACTGTTTCGGTATAAGTTGTTCCATCTCTATCTTTAGCAGAATAACTTGTACCACTACCAAGTGTTACAGAAGTTTCTAACCAAGTTCCATCTGTTTGTAATATTTCAGCCTTTACAGTTCCACCTATATTAGCAGAAGATAATGTATATTCAACAGATGAAGCATCACCTAAAAATGTGTTCATTTGGTATGGTGTAAATATATTAACATCATCTAAAACAACACCGTCTGTTCCATCTGGTTTAAGCGATATAACAGTAGTTGGAACTATTGTGGAGTCTATTCCACCAACAGACTCGGTTATATCTATTGTATTAACAGTATAATCATCTAAAGTCATTCTCGAAAAAACAGTACTTGCCTTAGCAAATAAATAGTCACCCATACAAAAAAGCGAATTAAATCTATCAGTATCTTTAACGATTTCCTCACTGTTTACAGTTGTAAATGTGTTATCTTCCCAAGCCAATTCTTTTAAAAAGTATCTTAAATATCCACGTTCAACTGAATAGTATTTACCATTCTTATATGTAATTTTATCTGGTGCATCACCTATTGACCTAATTCCATATCTTTTTACTATTGAGCCACCATTATCACTAATCATATTAATCATTTCAGGTGAGTTATAGTTTTCTATTTGAGTTTTATCAACAGAATAATCAACACCTCTTAATTCGGCATAATGTTTTACAGTCATTGACGAAGTATTAGGTATATCCATCTGTGCCATAATTAAAAACCTCCATCAATTATACAACGTCTAGGTGACGCTATATCAAACTCTAGTTGATTTTTCAAATCATCGTATTCATTCCAATATAGCATAGACTTTACTTGGTCATCGTCTAACCATACATAGTGAGATGCAAGTAATGGTAATAATACTTCTAGCTTTTCAGGAATTTCTATTACAGTGTCATCTGTAGTGTCAACCGTAATAGGTGTATAATCAACTAATGTGTTATATTCAATATCAAAGTAGTCAGGAAAATAATCTTCATGTCTAGCTATTATAGTGTGTCTAATTACTTTCATTGCCCTATTACAAGCATTAATAATAACAGACTCATATTCTTCAAAGATTTCATCTGTTTCAAACCCTAAATCTCTTATTTCCTCTTTTAAATTTTCCCAATTCATAGTTTCCTCCTAAAAGGTTTCCTAATAGGAGAGGGGGAATTAAACCCCCTCATTATTAGATTAATATTGTGCGTAAAGTAATTGACATTTAACCTTAACGGTTTCAGGTATTGCGATTATGCTACCCTTGTATGTGCCACTTACGTTTTTAAATCTGCCACTATCTAGTGGAACTGCCATTGTTGCAGCAGCTGCACAAGAAACTACTAAGTCATTACCGGCTTGGAAACCATTTCCAGCTTTAATAGTTAATGTCTTTGCAGCAGAGTCCTCTGTGCTTGTAATCATCAATACAGCTCTGTGGTCTTTATAGTCAAAAGGAATTTCAAAGCCATCAGTTGCACTAGTAGCTGCTTCATAAGTAAAAGCTGAAGCATTATCTATTGTTAATTTTACAGGTGTTATTGTTTTAATTGCCATTATTTATACCTCCTTATTAAGATGCTGCCTTACAGTTTATTACAACCATTTCTTCAGGTCTAACTAATTTAGTTCCCCATAGAGAGAAACCTTTAACTGCATCGGCAAATTTCAATTCTGGTCTGTAAGCTTCAGTATGTATCTTTGGAATTGCAAGTGCAATAGCTTTATCAGTTTTAAGCTGAATTAATGAATTGCTTGAACTATCAGTTGCAACGTTATTAGATAACTTAATTAATACGTTACCATATTTTCCTACTGCTCCAACTTCAAGCAGTTTAGAGTTATCTGTGTCAGCAGCTATTAATGCTTGTTTCATCAATATCCAGAACCAAGGTGGAACTGTTGCTGTAATCTTGGTGTTAGACCTAACATTGTTTTCATATAACTTTTGAAGTCCTTCATCGAAATATCCTAAAATATTAGTCTTTGCAACGTCAGTTTTAGCACTTGACCATAAGTTTTGTGCTGCAACATTTTTAGCTAAGTCTGCAACTCCTTGGTCTATTTCATCTGCCATTACATAAGTTGACTCACTTGATAATACAGACATTAAGTTGTTCTTCATTTGTGCTTTATCAATATCTCCAACCTTGTAGTTGAAATGAGTTACCTTGTTGATAGCCATTGTTACAGAAGTATCTTCCACTGTTTCTGCTGCTGATAATGAAATATCTGTTGAACCTGTTACAGTTGTTACTGTAGGTCTGCCAACACCCAATACCTTTACGGTATCACCAACATTTTCTACTTGTCCCTCATATTCTCTGTTAGTGTTTTCCGCAAATACGAGAGCCTTATCTAGTTCTTGTTCAATGTTAGTAGCCCATACTGTTTGTTTAAAATTGTTATAAGACATTTTAACCTCCTTGTCTTATTGAGGAAAGTTACCATTTTGTCATAGACTTTTTAATCTTGTCGAGGTTTTTCTTGACCTCTGCTTTTGTCATATTGTCAACTTCTTCACTTGTATAGAAGTCTTGCTCAACTTCGCCAGTATTAATATTGCCAACAGGCTTTGGTGGAACTGGTGTTTCTTTAATCTTTTGTGCTTGTACTGCATAATATGCTTCGGTTGCACCTAGTCCTGCCTTTATATAATTTGCAAAGTTACCACCTATTTCTTCAAGGCTTGTGACATTTGGGTCTATGGCTTGAATTTGTTGTAAACTTTCACTCATAATGTTTTTAACTTTATAAGATTGTAATTCTTGTGCCATATTTTGGAACTGTAGTTCCTTTTGCTCTGCTTCCCTCTGTGCTTCATATTCTTGTCGCACTTCTTCGGGTGTTTTTTGCTGATAATTTGCTTGTGCTTTAATGTATAAATCGTCTGGAGTTTCCCCCTCAAAATACAAGCCTAGTGCTTCTTGTAATTGTTTATTGGTTTTTTCTAAGTCTTGTTTCTCTCTACGCATTTGAGCAAAAGCAGTATCTGCGTCAGACTTTACAGGTGCAGCGACCTCCTGAGTTTCTTCGCTTTCTACAACTTGTTCAGGTGCAGCGACCTCCTGAGTTTCTTCGCTTACAGTTTCAACGGGTGTTTCTTCTACTGAAGATACCTCATCTACTACTGGAGTGTTGTTTTCTAAGTCCATTGTTAATCTCCTTTATTAAATTATTTGCTAAGAAACTTTTATATTATTTTCTTTCATATATTTCATAATACATTCCTTAGCTTCGTTTTTGTCAACTATTTCATCAAGCTTCTTAATACTGGAAACAGTTTCTCTTTTGTCTGCCCAGCCACAAAGGTTTTTGAGTGAAAATATAGTTGCGGTTGAATTGTATTTATTTCTAACCATACCCTCCGAGAGTAAGTCTGCAAGCATATCTATAAAAATAGGTTTACTGGCTGGATACATTTTAAATGTTTTACCAACAGTAGAATAACTAATTTTTAGTGTCCTTGCAAAATTAAATCTACTTGGATATGATGAAAAACCATCATTACTTATGGTATCAAAATATGCTTCCCATTGGTCAAGCCATATATCCTCCGTCTGGAATATAGCCCTCTTGTGCTCCAGCGGTGTTAGTAATTCCGCCTTGGTTTTGGTTGATTTGGGCTTGGAGTTGGGCGATTTCTTCTTCGCTGTACTGTCCTTGTTCTGCTCCGATTTCTTGGTTGCCAAGTTGCTCACCTCGTCTTTCTAATATTGCAAGTATTTTGCTCTTAGGGAAACTTGCATCTTCTGGCATTACTTCTATATATTCATCAAAGGTTATGTATTGACCCTCTAATAAATTATCTAATTTCTGTTGCTCTACATACTTACTCCAAGCAGACTCGTCTGATACGTCTATTCTTATATCAGGTTCTATCTTTTGTAAGTCTTTACTAGGTATAACAACATCAAGTTTAACTTCTTCTGAATTGTATGTCCTTAACATATCAAACCATAGATGTGCAACATTTTCTACAAATTGTTCATACATCTTAACTTGTTCATTAAGTGGTTGTTGTGCTTGCTCTCTTAATGCGGTAATTGCTGCTCCACTTGTTCTTTCTGGGTTTATGTTACCAGTAGCAAAATCTCCTGCACCTGCTAAATCTTTGGTATTATTTAACAATTCATCAGAAAATATCTTAGGGTCTGATGTCATAGGTGCTGGTTGTAAATAACTAATCATTTGATTAACTGACCTAGAGTCTAAGCCATTAATGCCTAATTTTGCACCTACCCTATCTAAATCGTCAGGGTTGTCTATGGCAGTAGTATCATAAGCAAGTCTAGGGAAAGCACTCATTTTAATTGCCACTGAACGCCTAGCAAGAGTCTTGTTTAATGCTAACTGATTAGGAATTTCTTGTTCAACCTCAGATGCACCTCTGGCAGTGTTTGGAAGTTCTTCCCATACCATTGGAACTATTGGATAGAATTTTGCACCTATTCCATTACCTTTACCGTCTAATTCTTGTTCTAATGGGTGAAACTTCTCATATAATACGGTTTGTGTACTTCTAGCAACATTAACAATTCCATTTATCTTTTGCATATATACAAGTGATGTTACTTTGTTATCAACTTCATTGTCATTAACTATCTGTTCAGTAGTGTCGCTATCGCTTGAAATTGAATTATAAACATCTTTTTTAATACCATTCTTTTTAGCACGTTTCTTAACTTCTTCTAGTGATAACCTTTCTCTTATAATTATGTATGGTTGGTTTTGAATGTTTGTAGTGTTTTCATCGCCTAATAACATTGAAGTATTAGGTATAATTATAGGCTCATCACAAGGGGATTGGCTACCAAAATAAAGATATGAGTCACCTTGTATTGCACAAGCTTTTATCATTTTCCATGAATATGTATCCATTTTACTTCTTTCCCAAGCTTTTGAGAAATAATCGTTTAATGCTTTACATATTTCTGTTGACATTTCACTTTCTCTTGACTCTCCCATATCTTGATACCTAGCAACTACACGTCTTTGTCCTATTGTAGATACCTTATATTTGATTATAGGTTTAATAATATTCATAATAGGTAGTTCATCTTTGTTTGTTTCACCACCTAATTGAATACCCTCCCATTGTTTACCAATGTAGAAGTTATAATTCTTTTCAGTTCTAGTTTTTACTGCTTTAAGTCTTAAATAGTCAAGTGACTTCTGATACTTTTCCCATATTTGAGTAGCTTCCATTATTTAACTTCCTCCTGTCCTTTGTCAGTTCCATCATATCTGTCTATGTTAGCCATAACTTGCTGAAAAGGTGTAATTTTTTCCTTTCGTTTTAAGCCGATTTTTTTACTGTGCCTAGTATTTATATTAAAACCTATTATAAACGTTGTGACGGACACCACAGGCATCAGGAAAGCCATTAGAATTAGTGCAGTACTATATGACATTTATCTTACCCTCCTTGTTTTTGTTTCTACCAAAGTAAGCAGGAAACATTTTTTCCATAGCAGTAAGTTCTCTTTCTTGTTTGTTCCCAACACCACGTCTATAAACGAGCCTATTAAGTGACATACTCATGCAGTCAACTTGGTCATCGTGCTTTCCATTAGGAAAAGATGCACATTCGTCTATAAAATCGTTTGTAAAACTTTTTTTCTTAGGCAAATATACATTTCCACTCTCTATTGTGCCTAAAATAGCCTCTACTCTAGCAGTTTTACTTCCCAAAGGAACTACTGGTATAATTCCACTCATTTCATGCCTTAACATTTGTATTATGGCACTACCATTAGCCTTATCTTCTATTAATGTTGTCTTACATTTGGTATACATACCCCTTAATCTACGTATTTCACGCACCGTATCGGGGAAATTAAGCCTTTTTTTAATTGCGTCTATCAAATAATAGTTTGCACCAGCCTTGCCCCATACCTGTATGGCAACAAAGTCATTATCTTTACTATCTTTAAACGTTGCATCAACACTCATAAGCCAACTTGCTATTTCGGGTAGTTCTTCGTACTCGCTCCACCATTGTCTTTCTATTAAGTTACCCTCTTGAGCAGTAGGTCTGCCTTGATATAATGCGTTCCAAGTTCTAACACCAGTCTTAGATGAAAAAACTTCTTTAAAATCTTTTAACCATTCGTTGCCTTTGCCTATTTCAGGACATAAGGCGTCTCCTATTTCTCTACCCATGGCATCGTTTTCTTCTGCTTCACAAGGTAAACACAAGTATTCAATGTTATTTTCGTCTTCTAACATTCTCCCAACTAGGTCATCTTCGTGCCAACGAGTCATTATTACAATAACCTTTGCACCTACCCACAATCTACTTCTAAATGATGTTATCCATTCATCATAAATGCTATCACGCTTGAGTTGTGAATTAGCTTCACTACTATTTTTAATAGGGTCATCTATAACCATTAAGTGTGATTGTTTACCAGTTACACCAGTTCCAGCCCCACTTGAAATCATACCACCTCTGTGTCCTTCTAACTCAAAAGCAAGGGCAGTATCTCTTTCCCTTGAAATTCCAACACCAAATATGGCATCGCCATACTCTTTTATTTTTTGTCTATTTCTAATACCAAATATTCTAGCAAAATCTTCGTTATATGATATTTCTATTACCTTTTTATCAGGATTTCTGCCTAGAAACCAACTAGGTAAAGTTTCCGTAATTGTCATTGATTTACCAAATTGTGGCGGTGTATGTATACAAAGTATGTCATAAGCATTGTCTGTATCACGTTCAATAAATTCTTGCACATAGTTAGTTAAATATTTGTGAAATCTAGTAACTTGCCATTCGCCATTA